ATCAGGATCAATTAAGCTTTCCTATATGTGCCAGAGAGGCTGATTTGAGGATAGGGACAATAGAGGACAACCAATGGAACAACGATATAATAGATTTTGCTACTTCATTACATAAAAACGAACTATAGGATTAAGAGAGGTTAGTATTTAATTTAAGCCAGGAGAATTATGAGTGAAGATGTTAGTAAGCCATACACAAGGAGGACCCCAGAAGATATTAAGAATTATCAAGAGAACTGGGAGCTAATCTTTGGAAAGAAGAAGAGAAAACTACAAAGGCAATTACATGAGATTAACAGTAAAAGACATCAGATAATAGACGGGATACAAGCCAAAGGGGGGAGGACAGATAGAAGAGAAGAAGAGCTTGAATCACTAAAGAAGAAGAGAGTAAAAATCATTAGAGAATTGGACAAGCTAAAATAATGGTATAATAGATATATATAACCTATAATTCGTAAGTATGAGCAAAGCAACCACAGAGCAAGTAGAAGAAAGTGAGAATAAGTCTATTATACAAAAGCATAGTTATCAGGACTATCTTTTGATTTATTCTGAGTTAAAAATATTAGATAAGGCTACAAGGGCATTGTGGCTATTAGCTATGACTACAAAAGATGAGAAGTTAAAAGCAGATATTCTTAAATGGTTTGTAGAGTCTGGAATAGGAAGGGCAACCCAAAGAACAGACATAACAACCAATGGAGAGTCTATATCTTCAGGAGTTATTATTAAATGGGAGGATGACGATGAAGATATACGAACCACATAAATATCAAAAGCAATTCCATAAGAGCAACGCAAGATTTAGAACCTTTATAGCTGGGAGAAGAGGAGGGAAAACTTTGGCTGGAACTATTGAGGCTTTGTCTTATGCGTATGGTATGAGAGTAGGAAACAAACAAGAAATAAACACCCCTACTCATGGCTGGATCATATCCCCCACATATCAGATGCTTAAAGATGTAAACATACCAGTCTTAATGGAATGGTGTAATCCTAAAGCGATAGCAAGTTGGAATAAGTCGGACAATAGGCTGGAACTTACCAATGGAAGTACAATTACCCTTAGAAGTGGAGAGAACCCTGATAGGTTAAGAGGAGTAGGACTAGACTGGCTATGGCTTGATGAGGCTTGTTTTATGAGTAAACAGGTGTGGGAAGTATTGTACCCAACCCTAACAGATAAGAATGGTATTGCTTGGGTAACAACAACGCCACAGGGGTATGATTGGGTGTATGACACCTTTTACAAACCAGCAATAGAAGGAAAAGAAGGCTTTGAAGCATGGAAGTTTACAACCTTAGACAATCCTTACATTGACCAGAGTTTAGTAGAACAAGCAAAAAGGGACTTGTCTGAGATGATGTTTAGGCAAGAGTATTTAGCCTCCTTTGAGAAGTTTGAAGGACTTATATACCCAGACTTTAACGAGGTAAGGCATTGTAAAGAGAGTGATAAGGCATTAACGGATATTTACTTTGTAGGATTAGATGTAGGTTGGAATCACCCTACTGCTGCACTTTTGGTTAAAGAAGATACCAATGGGAATCTGTTTGTAGTTGATGAGTTTAGAGAGCAGTTTCTAACAGCTAAAGACATTAGTAATCAGTTAAACGGAATGCTTATCAGGAACGGATTAAGAGAGCAGGATATAGAAATGTTTGTTATTGACCCAGCAAGTAAGGGAACACAGCAGACAAGTGGACAAAGTATGATGTTCCAATTACAAGAAGAAGGCTGGGGATTTATTCCTGCTAATAACGATGTTATGGCTGGTATCAATAGGGTTACAAGACTGTTTAGAGAGAACAAGTTATATGTAGCCAAAAGGTGTAAAGGATTGATAGACGAACTTAATAATTATCATTGGAAGAAATGGAACGATGAGAAGGACAGTAAAAGGAGTGAGCCATTTAAGCTGGGCGAGGACGAATGTGACGTGCTTAGGTATATCGTTATGAGTAGACCTGATTACTTTGAACACCCTAAGGTTAATATGTATGGGCAATTAGAGAAGGAAGAAGATGATGATGACGAGGTGGATACAAATGACAGAATAGATGAGATGATGGGAGGGGATAGTTTTATCTAATATGATATAATTATATATATGGAAACGATAGTCTTTGTTTTGTGTATATTGCTAGGAATTGCCATATTATCAATGGGAGTAATAACTTGTATGCAGATTATGGTAGGGAGCAGGGAGAGAAAAGAGTTACAAAAGCTCTTGAAGGCAAGAGATTTGCCGGAGTTTACTGCTTACGCCAATCAACCTGAGCCGGATGAGATAGAAGATACAAGCAACCTAGTAGAATTAGAGAATATGGATAGTGTTATTCAGGAAGCAATAGAAAAGAGTGTGAAGTAACAAGTATAATCACGAGGATGATTAAATCTAGTTTGTAAGTAAATGGCAACAAGCACAGCCCAGAAGTACGAGGAGAAAAAGGGGAAAGAAAAGTACGACAAAGAGTATTGGATGCAGTATACCAAAGAGAAGTTTGATGAGAGCAGAAACTGGAGAGGTACTAACGTTGAACTTCAATGGTTTGTGAACTACATGTATTACAAGGGGAATCAGAACCTTAAGTACGACAAGACAACAGGCTCGTTTATTAAAGATGTTAGGAATCCACTCACCTTTTACGTCAATCACACTTACATGGTGTGTAGGGCTATAAGGAATGCAGTCATGAAGGCTAATCCTACTTGGGATGTAGACGCCTTGCCTTATGGGGAACTAGATAGTGACACTTCAAGGATATTAGGAGAGTATTTAGCTTTCCAGTACGATAGATTAAACCTAGAAGAGAAGATAAACAAGGGTTTGCTTTTTGGTTTACTTTATGGACTTGGTATATTCCAATATGGATACGACGATAAGCTAGACGATGGGGAGGGTAATGCTTGGATAGAGTGTTTAGATCCTTTTGATACTTACATTGACCCGTACTGTTCGAGCATTGAAGACGCAAGGTATGTGGTTAAGGTTATGAGTAAGCCTTTGGAGTTAATCCAGGAGAACCCTAATTATGACAAGAAGGTTACAGAGAATCTAACTACTACAAGTAATTTATCAGAGAGCGATTACAAGAACCTAATTATCAGTAACGAGAACAATGTAGATGCCGGGGGAAAGAATGTTATATTACACGAGACCTGGTGTGTTACTAAGGAAGGAATAAGAGTGGTAACCACAAGCCCACAGAGTGGAGAGATACTTAGGAATGAATTGACCTCCTTTAAGAAGTTACCTTTTGAGATATATCAACCTGACATCAACGTGGGGGGTATTTACGGTGAAGGCTGGGTTAAGAATATTGTACCTCTGAATAAAGCGGCTAACTACTTAGAAACAAGCAGACTTGAGTACAACATCTTGATTAACAAGGGCAGATTGCTTATTCCTAAGGGAGCAGGAGTTAAGAGTGTCACCAATCAGAATGGTGAGAAGATATACTACAAAGCAGGGTTCAAGCCTGAGTTCTTACCAACACCTCCAATGGGAAGTGATGTAGACAGGCAGATAGACGCACTTGGAATGTATATTCAAATGATAGGAGCAGCTAACGAGGCATTTATAGGACAGACTCCGACTGGGGTTAAAAGTGGCATTGCTATTGAGACTTTAATTGCCTCTAACTTCAATCAGTTATCTGACCTTGTAAACAACTTAGCCAACTGCTTGGCAAAGCTAGGGGAGGATATACTACAACTAGGGTATGAGTATCAGTTACTTACAAAGCCATTTAGGGCTTCAAATGGGGAATATTACGGGGTACTAGGTGGAGGGCAACCACCAGTAGATATAGAGAGGCTTCTAAAGGTAGTAGCTATTCCTTCCAACCCAGAGGTCAAGGTAAGAATCACAAGTGGAGTTGCTCATACAAAGGAGGCCAAGAGAGACATTCTAATGGCCCTAAGAGCAGGTGGGGATGTAAGTAGGCAGACCCTATTGGAGAATCTTAATATAGACGCAGAAGAAGAAAAGGAAAGAATAGCAGAAGAGCAAACGCCACCAATGCCAATGGGAATGGGTGAGGTAGACCCTGACGCACCACTGCCAGAGGGGATGCAATTAGAGGTGTAAAAGGGTTATGCTATAATTAAATAAGGATAGTCTTTATTGCGCAGCAGGTCTATCCTCGGCCTGTTGCTCAGTGGAGAGTATCCACTAATCGCTCTTTATAGTTAAATTTAATAACCCAACCGACACTGAAGTCGTTAAAATGTGGGAAAAGTTATGGAGGAGAACACAATAGCTGTAAACACAACAACGGAAGCTCCCGTTACTGATTCAGCACCAGTAGAAACAAGCACTGTAGATACTTCTATTGAATCGTCAGAGAAGACGGAAACCACCAGTGAGGGAATACAGGATGGTACTAAGGCCCCAGAGACTAAGAGCATTCCTTATGATAGGTTTGCAGAAGTTAATGAGAAGGCTAAGAAGTACGAAGCGGAATTAGCAGAGCTTAGGGCACAACAGGAAGAAGCCCAAAGACTTGCCAGTATGACTCCTGACGAACAGGCTCAACAACAGCAATTAGAGGTCGCAAAAGAGACACTCAAGAAGCTAGGGTTTGTTACTAAGGAAGAACAGCAAAAGATTATGCAGGAAGAGAAGGCAGCAAATATGTTTATCTCGGAGTGTAATCGTTTGGAAGGTAAGTACGATGGTTCTGATGGAATGCCAAGGTTTGTCGCAACCGAAGTCGCCGCTTATATGGATGAGTTGGCTAAAACAGGGCAGTTTATATCTGACCCCGAGACGGCCTATAAGTTAAAACACTTAGACCAGATAGCAGAGGCTAGAGCAAAGCAACAGAGAAGTTCTACATATTCCGAGAAGCAGCAAGGGGGAATGAACCAGGTAAATGATACCAGAAGTTCAGAACTTGAAGCCGCTTCAAGAACAAGAGACTTTACACAGTTTCTTAAAAAGCATGCACCAATGCCAAAGTCTTAACATTTAGGCAAGGTAAAGACATTGGGAAGGCGTAAATAGTCGCTGTGCTTTTATAGACTGTTTGGTCCTTGTATTATCGGGGACTTTTAATTATTAGAATTACTAAAATGG